ACATCTTTTTTATGCATGCAATTTGAGCGAATTAAAGATATAAATAAATTTTATTATGGTTGGCAGGAAGAAAACGCCCGATAAATTAAAGAAACTCAGAGGCACGGACCAGCCGTGTCGGATGACTGGGAAACCGCCCCTGCCGGAAATTTTACGGATTGAGGACATTGATCTTTCGGCATTGAAAACGGAAAGGGCGAAGGCTATTTTTATCGAAAATGCCAACTACTTGATCAGGTTGGAATTGCTGAATGCGTCCAACATCCTGCCGTTGGCCATGTACGCCAACAACCTTGACATTTTGCAGGAGTGCATGGATGAGTTGGCAAAGTCCGGGAAATTCAAGGAAAAGTACGATGAAAACGGCAATGTGATTGGCTTCATTGAAAACCCATATTTGGATTTGTGGAAAAAGTTGCAACCGATCACGGTGAAGCAGGCGGCGGAGTTCGGATTTACGCCGGTTTCTGGATTGCGTTTTGCAAAGAAACCGGATGAAAAGGATGAATTACAACAGATTTTAGACAACTTCAATTGAAAAAAGACCCGCAGATATGGGAAAATTTTGTTGAAACCTACATAAAAAACGTGGTTTCTGGAAAGAAAATTGCCGGTGAATTGGAGACTTTATCGGTTAAACGGCATCTTTCCGACCTTGAAAATAGCGCAAAAACGGGGTATTATTTCAACAAAAACGCGGCCTTGAAGGCGTTCGCCTTCTTTTCCTTGCTTCGTCACAGTAAGGGGGAGTTCGCGGGGCGTCCTTTTGAGTTGTCGGATTGGCAGATGTTCATTGTTTGGTGCCTCTTCGGGTGGATGCGTTCGGATGGTTCGCGGCGGTTCCGTTACGCCTACGTGGAGGTTGCCCGGAAAAATGGCAAAACAACTTTTGCCGCCGCAATCGCCCTGTATATGCTGGTGTTGGATGGAGAGGACGGGGCGGAGGTGTACATGGCGGCCACCACCAGGGGGCAGGCGCGCATATGTTGGACGGAGGCGCGCAACATGGTTGGTAAATCTTCCGCGCTGACGAAAAAAATCCAGCGTTGGTCACACGCCCTGACGATGGAATCCACGCTGTCAAAGATGGAACCATTGAGCCGGGATAGCGACAAATTGGACGGATTAAATCCCCACTTTGCCGTCATCGATGAATTTCACGCGCACAAGACTGATGATCTGTACAACGTGCTTAAATCAGCCACGGGGGCGCGGCGGCAACCGATGTTATTCACCATCACAACGGCGGGGTTTGATAAATTGGGTCCGTGCTTTTCGATGCGCAAAACGTATATCGACATACTGAAGGGTATAAAAGAGCAGGAGAATACCTTCGTCATCATCTTCACTTTAGATGAGGTCGATGATTGGAAAGATCCGAAGAATTGGGGCAAGTCAAACCCGAACCTGGGGGTAAGCGTAAAAGCGGAATATCTGAATGAGGAGTTTAATTCAGCGGTCAATCGGGGCGGTTCGGAGGAGGTGAATTTCAAAACGAAGAATCTGAATGTTTGGGTCGATGCACCGACGGTTTGGATTCAGGATGAACTCGTCGTCAGTTGCAGGCACGGGGTATTGGATGAGGAATTGACGGGGCAGGTGTGCTATGCCGGGTTGGACCTGGCCAGCCACGTCGATATAACCGCTTTGGCGTTGTATTTCCCGGAATTGAAGGCGGTAAAGGTTCATTATTGGATTCCGGAGGCGAAGGTGGAGGAGGAATCGGATCGGGTGGATTACAAGCGATGGGTTGCGCAGGGGCGAATCTTCACCACGGAGGGGAATGTGATCGACATAGATACTCACGTTGATCAGATTTACGAGATCGTAAAGCGGTACAATTGTCGGAATATCGCCTTTGACCCCGCGAAGGCGTACCACGGCACGGTCCAGGGGTTGCAAAAGAAGGGGTTGAATCAGGTTTTGGATGAGTTTGATCAGGGGATCAGGTCGATGAGCGAACCAACAAGGGAGTTGGAGAGGATGGTAACGGGCGGAGAGATCGACCTTATGGGTGATCCTGTGTTGCGGTGGATGTTCCGCAATGCCGTTGCGGTGAAGGATGCCAACGACAACATAAAACTGCATAAAGCCAAATCACAAAACAAGATTGACGGATTGATCGCCATTGTGAACGCGATTGGCGGGTATATGTCGGGGAAGAAACCGGAACCCTACAAGGACGGAGAAGTGAAATTCTTGAATATCTGATATATGAAAAATAGACAGTTTTATTTTTATCACGGAACAGACCTAAAAGGGATTATAGGCATTATACAAGACAGATATATTGGCACAGAGTACTTTGATGGGTGGGGGTGCTATGTAACCGATGACATACATACAGCTCATAACCACGGGCAATATATTGTATCATTCGTGGTTGATGATCCAAAAATATTTAATCAGGATGGAGTAAATGATGGATTTTATCACAAGGGGAAATTGTTTCTACCAAAGAAAACAGCAATAACAGTAATCCCAAATGACCAACGAGTATTAAACGATATTATACTGAACGCAAGTGATATTTTAAAATCGATAAACGAATAGATTATGAAGATTTTAGCACTTACCCCTACGAGGGATGATACAACAAGTTTTTATAGGGCGGCGGGGATATTCCGCGACCTTCAGCGCAAATTGCCGGGGTTGCAGGTCGATCTCCACGATTTCGGGAAACTGCCGAACATAACATGGTCTTTGCTATGTCAGTACGACATCGTTTTTCTTCAAAGGCCGTGGAATCAGTTGGGCATGGCCAAATTTCTTAAGGAGATGGGCATTCCTGTTTGGATAGACTATGATGACAACCTTTTCACGATCCCCCAGGCCAATCAGCGCGCGTTCGACGCTTTTATGACGGACGAAGGCGTACAGAGGCAGATGGTCGAACTCGGGAAAATAGCAGACGTGGTGACGGTTTCCACAATCGCGCTCAAGAAGGTTTACGATCATTTGAATCAGGACGTGCGTGTGATACCCAACGCCCTGCCATTCGATCTGATAGGCAAACCGCAGGATGGACCGACAAAACAGGCGATATTGTGGCGCGGAGGTGATTCCCACCGGATGGATTTGCGGGTGCATGAGGCTGGCATTTTGCAAAACATGGACAAATATCAGGAATGGGAATTTGTGTTTGCAGGTTATAACCCGTGGCAGTTTGTGGCAAAAAATAAAAAGTACGTCAAACCGCAGGACCCGATCCTGTATTTTTCATGGCTGAAAAATTTTGGACCGAGGGCGATGCAGGTCCCGCTTGTGAATGACCTTTTCAATCATTGCAAGTCAAATATCGCCGCGCTTGAAGGTACATTTGCGGGGGCGGTCTGCTTGGTTCCAGATTGGGATGAGTGGCAGATCCCCGGGACGATCAGATATACGAGTTACGAGGATTACGGGGAGAAGTTGGATCAGTTGCTCAAAGGGGGGTTCAGTTACAACAAGTACCGGGGACAGGCTTTGGAGTATATCCGGGCGAATTACGATTTGGCGAAGGTAAACACGCACCGCGCCAATTTGGTAGAGGAACTGATGGAGAGGCGGGTATGATTTCGCCGCGTCATATCCGGATGATGACCAAACAGGGGTTCATAAGTTTGTTCTGGGAAGAATTGGCGCGTATGCGAAAAGTGGATGCGACGATTACCCACGAGCAGATTTATGAATCCCTGGAGGGGGAATATTACGCTGAATTTAATCAGCGGAGGTACGCGAATTTTGAAAGTTTCAGAAGCAATCGGGATAGGTGAATAGTCCCGACTTATTAACACGACTATAAAAAACGTGTTAATCACACATATAAATACACGAATAGGTGAATTACATTTACCGGTGATAAGTGTAATTCATCGGGTTTGAAATTACAGGATTGGTTTTTCGGGAAAATGGTGGACCTCGCAAAAAGGCGGGGTTATGTCGTTGCCCCCTATTCGTCCGCCATCCCCACCCTTTCGGGAATCCGTGCCGCCGGGCAGACGGTAAACCACGATTCCGCCCTCACCTTCACCGGGGCATACGCGGCAATCAGCATCAAAGCGGAAAACCTCGCATCTCTTCCGAAGCACGTTTACAGGCGCACGGAAAAAGGGAAGCAAATGCTTTCAAAACATCCCGTCTACAAACTCATACATCACCGCCCCAACTCGTATCAAACGGATTTTGTCTTTTGGGAATACCTGGAGGCCAGCGTGGCCGGTTGGGGAAATGGTTATGCGGTGATTGAACGCGGTCGCGACGGGTACCCGAAGGAGTTGCACCCCATAAATCCGGCCGAGATGGTGGTCAGGCGGGAGGGAAAAAATGTTTTCTACACGGTTGGTTCCGGTACTTTCTCCGGGAACTACCTCGCTGACGACATCATCCACGTCAAACTATTCACGAAAGACGGGATCATGGGCATCGACCCCATCACCTACCATGCGCAGGCCATCGGGATCGGACTTGCCGGTCAGCAGTTCGCATCCGAATATTTCACGAAGAAGGGGGCGTTGCGCGGGGTGATTGAAACTGACGGTGAACTTGGGAACGACCAATACAGGAAAGTGGCGGAAAGGATCATCCAATCCGGCGACCACGGAACGCCGATCCTTGAGTACGGATTAAAATACAAAACAATAGGAATTTCCCCCGATGCGGCGCAGGCCATACAAACCCGACTCTTCAGCATACAGGACGCGTCACGGATTTGGAAAGTCCCGGTTTCCCTTTTAGCGGAACACACGCATAGCACATTTACCAACACGGAACAACAGGACATTCAATTTGTCAAGTACGGATTACGCCCCGAATGCAAGCGATTTGAAACCGAGTTGGAAACAAAACTTTTCTCCGAAGATGAATCCGAAACCATAGACATCAAGTTTGATCTATCCGGTCTGCTTCGTGGCGATTCCGCATCGCAGGCAAATTGGTTCCGCACGGCAATCAATGGCGGTTATATGTCCCGCAATGAAGTCAGGGAGCAGTTGAACCTTGACCGTGTGGACGGCCTCGACGATTTCCTGGTGCCGTCGAACATGACCCTATCCGACCTTTTGTAACAATTCAACACGCAGAAAAATGGAAAATAAGGCATACATCACCGGCGAAATACGGGCGTTTGACCGCGCGAAGGCGGAGGAAACCCGGACAATCGAATTTGTGATCTCCGATGAAACACGCGACCGCCACGGCACGGTAATCCCCGTCAAATCGTGGAATCTTGACAGTTACAACAAAAACGGGATTGTCGGGTATCAGCACGAAGTCTATGGAGGCTGGGGTGACCCCAATCCCGACATGATACTTGGACGCGGGGAGGCTTTTGTCGAAGAGGGCAAGTTGATCGGGCGCGTCACCTTTGAACCTGCCGAGATCAATCCCCTGGCGGAGAAGATTTTCCAAAAAGTCCTGCACGGCACTTTGAAGGCTACCAGCGTCGGGTTCCGCGAGGTGGTGCGGGGCAAGTGGGGCGAAGGCGAAGAGTCGGTGAACGGAAAGACCCCAACCTATTATTTCGGGTCTGTGGAACTGCTGGAGTTTTCAATCGTGAACATCCCATCAAATCCGAATGCCCTCCGCCGCAAAGTGGAGGCTGATGCCGAAGAAAACAAAATGCTTTTCCGCATAGCGGAACTGTCCGAAGAAGTCGGGCGGTTGGGGGCGCAGATCATGGCCCAGGCGCGTGAAATTGAATTTTTGAAGAAGGTAAACGAATACTACCGAGTAAATAAGCCTTTGAAGGCTAAGTAAATAACAATTAATAAAGTTCAGAGAAGATGAAAAAGTCCGATGTTTTAAAACAGGAAAGGGCGGCCATCGAAGCGAAGATCGAAAACTTAGTTTCAAAGGCTGACCGGAGTGAAGGCGATGACGCCGAATTTGACACCCTCCGCACGGAATTGGAGGCGATGAACCGCAAGATTGAGCGCGAAGAGGCCGCCGAGAAGTTCATGGCCGAGCGTGCCACACACGCCCCCGTTGTGCATGAAAGGAAAACCACCCCGAAGGATTACAGTTTCCGCAAGGCCATTTATGAAATGTCCTATGCCGGTGGTCTGACGGGATTGGAGAAGGAGATGCACGAAGAGGCCAAGCGCAAAAATCCGGAGGTTCAGGGGATTGGTGTCCCGGAATTTGTGATCAACTCCCGCGCAGACCTCGCCGCCGCAAGTTCCGCCGTGGTGGCCACAGACACGAGGGATTTCATTGACGCCCTGCGCGCCAAATTGGTGATTGTGCAGGCCGGAGCAAGGCTTATGACCGGATTGACCGGAAACCTTTCGATTCCGCGACTTACGGGAGGTGCCGCCGCGTGGGAAGCCGAAAACGGCGATGCTAATGATTTCGCAGCCTCCTTCGATGCCGTCACAATGTCGCCGAAGAGGCTGGCCGCCTATCAGGCCATGAGCAAACAGTTGCTTATCCAATCGACCTACGATGTGGAGCAGATCATCAGGGGTGACATGGTTCGTGCCATCGCCCTGGCCGTTGATGACGCCGCCATCGAAGGGGGGGCCGCCAATACCCCCACCGGTATTCTTAACACTTCCGGAATCGGGTCAGTTGCCTGCGGAACCACAGGGGCCGCCGTGACGTGGCAGGACATTATTGATTTGGAGAAGGAGGTTGCCGTGGACAACGCCGACATGGGCGCGCTGGCTTTCCTGACGAACCCGAAGGTTCGCGCAAAACTCAAAGCCACCAGCGTCGGAACCGACCAGCGAATGGTTTGGGCCGAAAATGGGAATACCCTGATGGGTTACCCCGCCTATGTGACCACCCAGGTTCCGAGCGACCTGACCAAGACCACCACAGGACTTTCCGCCGTGATCTTCGGTAATTTCAATGACCTGCTGGTTGGGCAATGGGGAGGACTTGACATCGTTGTCGATCCGTTCACCGCCGCCGGTAAGGCCCAGGTGAAGGTCTGGATCAATACCTGGTGGGATGTGGCCGTGCGTCATGCGCAGAGTTTTGCCGCCATCAAAGACGCCTTGACCACCTGATCCCTTTAGCATCATCATAACGGGGGCGGGGTTCGCCCTGCCCCCATATATAACCAACGATGAGAATTAAAATTTTACATCCCATTCCCGGCTACGCCTATTTCGGCGGTGAGGTTGCCACGGTCACGGACGCCCAGGGCGGAGAACTGGTTGCCCACGGTCACGCGGTTATGATCCCCGACACAGAGCAGGAGATCAGGCCCGTCACCCCGGTAAAGGCATATGTGCGGGAGCAGGAAACAATCAAAACTACGGTTCAGCGTAAACGCAAATGACGACCAGCAAAACGATAACTGCCGCGACGGGACTCCCCCTCACCATAGAGGAGGTGAAAGAGGATTTGGGATTGTACCACGAAGAAAAGGACTACACGATTCAGACCTTTTTGGAAGCGGCGGTATCATTTGCCGAGAAATTCACGGGTCAGGTTTTCCGTTGCCCGGGCGAAGTGCTGGAGCAATGGGTTTCTGATTTTGCGCCGACGGAATTGGATTACTCCCCCGTGACGGGTGTGGTGTCCGTAAAGTACCTTGATTCCTCCGGGAGCGAGGTCACCCTGCCGTCGGGGAGTTACACGGTGCTGAATGCAGGTAATCCCGCGAGAGTTGAGTACGACGGGATGATCAGCGCGCCGGTTACGGCCACGCGCGGGGATGCGGTGAGGATTCGCTATGTGGCTGGTTATCCCACACCCGCGGAGATCCCCCCTGATGTGCGAACGGCGATCCTTTTGACGGTTCGTCACCTTTACGAGTCCGGGGGTAATCCGGTTAAGCAGATGCCGACGGCGGCGGAGTGGTTGCTTCGGAATCATCGTGTTCATTGAATTGCAGAGTAGGTTTTTTCATAGGGTTAAGTGATTGATTGGTTCCCCCGCCTTGCACCATAGCGGGCGGGGGTTTTTGTAAGAACGGCAGATGGAGAAAAAGAAGGCTTTCACAGAGTTCGTCACCTATTACAAACCGACGCGAACAAAGGACACGTACGGGCAGGTGACGGAGGCGTTTTCTGAATATCAGAAGGCGTTTATGTCCGTGGAACGCTACCAGGGGAATGAGGATCAGCGTGGGGAGCAGATTTTCTGGTCTCAATTCTGGCAGTTCACCGGTCATTACATCCCCGAAATCGACACGACCTATCGGATTCTCTATGATGGGAATTATTACGCGATCCTTGATTTGGAATATTACGGTAACCGCAAGTTCATGCGGATAAAAGCCGATAAAATAATCGAATAATGGCAATAGAAAGCGGCATACGAATAAACGTGAAATCTGAAGGCGTTCAGGAATTAATTGAAACCCTGGAAAGGTTGCCGCCAAAGGTGGCCATACGTCCGCTACGTGCCACGCTCCGCAAAGCAGCTAAACCGTTGGAAATGGAGGCGAAAAATAACCTTCCGGCAAAGTTAAGCGAACTCAAACCGGTTATTACGACCAAAAACATGAGGTCTTTCGCTGGTGTAAAAACGGGGGTTTACACGAAACGCGCGGTTGTGATGCTGGGGAACGAGGGGAGGAAAGTGCAGTATGACGCATATTATCTATTGTATTGGTTGAATTATGGCACACTCTCGCGGCGCGACCCCACTCATAAATTCCAATCTGTTGTGAGGTCAAGAAAGGAGCATTTAAGTCCGGGGATTCACCCGCGGAGGTTCATCCAAAAGGCATACGATTCAAAGGGTGCGGAAGTGGTGAAATACGCGGAAGATAATTTATTGAAGGACGCCGAAAATTTTCTTGACCGCAATTCAAAACGGTTTATTCAAAAGCAGGTTGTATGATCCTGGAGGCATTACATACGAAGATTAACGCGGTCATCAACGCCTATGCGCAAATCGGGGACGCAGATGCGAAGATGCCCTTTGCGGTATATTCCGCGGATCAGACGCCGGTGCGGTCGAAGTACGGCATTGAAGCCTACGAATACACAATCAGGATTTCGGTGGTCAGCGATAAGCTAAACGAATGCATGGCAAAATCGGGACTGATAAAAACCGCCGTGGAGGCATTGAAAGGCACCACCCAAAATTCGACTGCTTTTGATTTTGTCATGAAGGAAAACGAAACGCAGAGGTTCGATGTATCGACGAACCGGTACATAAACGACATCACATACAGGGCAATAACGCAAAATGAATAAAAAATGGCATTAAGTAAAGTTAAAGGTTATGAGATTGTATTGACGGTAGATGGAATGTCTATCATAGGTACAACAAACGATACATTCTCCGGAGGGGGTGTATTGAAGGAATCAATCCAGAAGAGTGACGCTGGGCAAACGCAATATTCGAATGCCGGATATGAGGGGAACCATTCAGTAAATGCTTTTGTGTACAATGGGTCGCCAGCTTCCACGGGTGAGATGAATATTGAAACGCTTATGCTTAAATGTGCCACAAACGCAACCGGAGCGTTTGAAATTGACTTCGGAGGAGATGCCGGAGACAAGTATGTTACAGGGTCGGTTACGTTTTTGTCATGTTCTGTTACGTCTGATTCTGAAAATTACGCGGAGTGTACCGTTGATTTTTCAGTTACATCAAAGCCGGGTTTTCCAACAATTTAAATAAATAAAAAATGGCATTAGGAAAGGAATTAGGTTATGCAATTATAACGACGTTTGACGGCGACAAAATTGCAGGAACGACTCAGGACGTTTTCAATATTGCTGGGAAAAGCGAGGAAACGATAATGAAGTCCAATCAGGGGAAAAAACAGGTTGATAACATTGGAGTAGATGCAAGTTTCAGCGTGAATGCGTTTGTGATGAAAGGTTCAGAAACAGGGTGGTTAAACGTATTTGACGTTATGGAATTATGTGCAAATAACACACAAGCCAACTTTGTTAAACTATTTGGCGGAACCGATTCCGGGAAAGCCAAAGTTACAGGTGTGGTTGTTTTTAAAAGTTTCTCCATCAATTCCGGATCGGATAATTATGCGGACATGACCGTGGAATTGCAGGTCCAGGGGATGCCGGTGGTCACTCATTCATAACCATAAACCCATAAAACCATGCAAAACGACTATTTTGAATTGAAGGGGCAGGATCATCGGATTGAATGGAATTGGAACTCAATTTCAAACTTCATCGAAGATACTGATTTAGAACTTGCCGACATCGATAAAATCGTTCAAAAGAAACCCCGCGTGATTACCAAGTTTTTTCATGTTGCGTTTGTCGAAGGTGGCCGGTTGGATGGAATACCTTTCCCGTTCACCCCGGAAGAGCTGGGGGGGATGTTGGAGGTAAATGATGTGACCGAGTTGCTAAAAATTTATTTCGCTCAGATTGCGGCGAAGCAGTCGCAGGGGAAGGCAAAAAAAAAGTAACAAAGGGGGAGTCCACCCCCGGAACCGTGGATGAGTTCTTGGGCATGGCGGTAGCTTATTTGCATCTGACTCCGGGAGAATTTTACCTGATGCGCCCCGGACAATTTTACGCGGCATTAGATGCTTGGGCGGAACACGAAAAGAACAAGCAGAGGTTCACGGCGGAGTTGATGCGGATGCAGACTGCGGATTTGTTGAACATACAACTGAAGAAAAAAGACCGGATAAAGGCGGTGGAGTTGTGGCGGTTCCCGTGGGATGATGAAGATGGCGAAAGGCAGAGGCCGCAGACGGATGAAGAGATCAGGAGGCACAACGAAGAGATATTAAAAAGGTTCTCGCGAAATGGCGGATAAGGAAAGAAAACTAAAATGGCTCCTTTGGGCTGATGCGGTTAAGTTCAAACAGGGACTTAATCAGGCAAAGGGTGAATTAGGAGGATTTCAGAAAACATCAAAGTCAATGTTTTCCGACATCCAAAAAGCCGCCATCGCCGCGTTTTCCGTGACCGCTGTTTTTCAATATGCGAAGGTTGCAG